ATCGTAGCAAAGAAGATAACAAGGCTGAAAGAGCCGGTCGTCAAGTTGCACGAGACATTGAATATGATGACATGCGTAGCGGTACCCGTGAGCCTGCAAGAATGCGTGATGCTAAAGCAGAGCGTGCTGGTCGTCGTGTCACCAAAGACATTGAATATGATATGAAGCGTAAGCGTAGATAAGGATTAATATGACTGAACAAGTGAATGAGGGTGTTGATTACACCTATAAACTAATGAAAGGTGGCGATGGCTTCTTATATGTGAGCATTCAGCCACTTATGAAAGACATTGCCGCATCTGTGTCTAAGATGCACACGATGGATGTTAGCAGCCTAAATGATGAGCAACAGCGTATCTTTGACTTAAAGATGTTGGGACTTACAACTGTCTATGAGTTCCTGGGTGCGTTTGTTACTGAGCAGCAATTAAAAGACAAAGCAGCAGAACTTAAGGGGACTGTGCCTCTTAATGTAAAAGATAGTTATTATCCCTTAGGAGATGATTCCAATGTCACAAAACACTAATAAAAAGTTGCGTGGTCTTATTGACCGTCCAATGAATGTTAGTCACATTGCTAACTTCAACAAGATGGTTACTGAACTATCACCCTATATGACTGAGATTGAGATTGATAAGTGTATTGACCATATGTACATTCTTGAACACAGTATTGGTGACAGTAACCCATCAGTAGCAGATTGTAAGACACAGTTGCAATTGATGCTAGGGAGTGAACGCTTCCTTGACATTTGTAAAGCCTGGAATGCAAAGAACCAAAAATGGCTTACAGTCTTTGGTAAGATGAAGTACAAATGCAAAACGACTGGTGATTACTATGATGGTCTTGACCCAGAAGATTTAGAAGACGATTACGAAAAGGTGTACATCTAATGAGTTACAAACCTACACAAGCAATGTCAGACAATGCACAAGCAGGCATGAACATGCGTGACAAAGCAACACCTAGTAACAAAGGTGGCACAAGTGTAGGGCTTGCAAGAGCGAATCAGTTCATCAAGCGTGAGAATGTAACATTAGATACAGTCAAGAGAACCTATAGTTTTCTTAAACGAGCAGAAGTATATTACGAGCCCGGTAGTCCTACTCCTGGTACACAAGCCTATCTAATGTGGGGAGGTAACGCTGGACTTACCTGGGCTACTAAGATACTACGCCAAGAAGGATTAATAAATGATTAAAGAAGAAGATTGCTGCGGTAATTGCAATGATGGCGAACCTTGCTGTGATGAAGAACTAGCACAACACATTGAAGAACATATCGTAGAACATACTAAGCCTGAACAGCAGACCGATATTGTTACTGAAGGTGTCACACTAGATATTGAAGAACTTGCAAGACATTTGTGTTGTCAAACAAGTTTCCATAATATCTATAATGTAATGCATGGATTAGATAAGAATGGACTAATAAAGTTGCGTGATATGTTAAAAGAATATACACCAACTAATTCATTACACCCGCATCTTAATGCAATGTTTGAAAAGGCGATAGACCATGCCTAACTTGTACACTGTCAGATTCTTATTGCCTGAACTGATGATTGGATTCTTAATAGGATTAGGAATAGGAGCAATATTATGAGTAAAGTAAATGGCGGTAGACGCCCAGGTGCTGGTAGACCTAAAGGGTCAACGAGCAAACTAACTGCTGAGAAGGTACTTGATTCAATCAAGAAGACTTGCGGTAAACCCTTTGAAGAACTATTAGCAGAGGGTTATGCATTGACTATTCTTGCTGCTGATATGCCTGCACGACAGAACTATGAGAAGATGATTCTCGGTAAAGTCATTGCAGAGAAGCACGAGATTGACCATACAACATTGGGTCAAGCGATGACTAATGTGTTCTCATTCCCAACTAAAGAGTTACCTGAATGGGAAAGCAAACCACAACTTCCAGTAAAGTTCACGACAAAGGAAAAGACTAATGGATAATAACGAAACAAATAGAAAAGGAATGCTTGTTCACCAAGTATTCATGGTATCTAAAGAAGAAGGTGCCAGAATTATTGAGAAGGTAAGGCCATCGTTTGACAATGAGTTTATTCAAATACTTGAGAAAACTAATAACGAAAAAGAATGAACAATCAGATAGAGATACCTTTATTTGGTCAGCAGTCAACTATATTTCAAGATTGGCTACAGACTGATAAGCACTGTATAGACATTGTGCCTGTTGGTAGTGGTAAGACATTTCTTGCCGCTATTGCACTGCCTATATTTGCGAGTGATGAAAAGTATCACAAGGGTAAAGATATCATCTATAGTGCGCCTACTGGGTCAATGATTAAGTCATTGATATGGGAACCGTTAAAGAAATCCTGCATAGAATACTTTGGATTAGTAGATGGCAAAGACATTAACAACAGTGAACTAACAATCAAGTTCCCAGGTGGCGTGTTCATTCGTTGTAAGTCAGCAGAACAAAGAGAGAACTTACGCGGTCTCAATGTTGGCGTATGGGTAGCAGACGAAGCAGCCCTCTATACATCGGATACATTACAAGAAATTACAAACAGACTTAGACCTAAAGTGGGTCAGCCTGACACACAAGGTAGATTGATTGTTATCAGTACGCCTAATGGTGCAGGACCTTTGTATGATTTGTTTAAGATGGCACTTGAAATGCCTGACAAATACATTGTTAGACACTTGAACTATGAAGAAATGCGTAGCGGTAACCGTGACTTCATTGACGAACAAAAGCGAATACTAAGTCCACTCAAGTTCAATCAAGACTATATGTGTCAGTGGGAATCTGTTGCTGACCAGTTCTTCTACACTTGGGACAAACATAAGTATTGTAGAGAAATAACAGACAAACAACAAGACTTGTATACATTCCACGACTTTAACAAACGAGTAATGTGTGCAACAGTAGCACAGGTGACAAATGCAGGAAAGCCAGACGGAACTATTGAGATACTTAAATCTTATGCAATACCTGACTGCGGGACTGAAGGACTTGCGCAGGCTATCAGACAAGACTTCCCCAGAAGACGGATTAACGCAGTCATTGATATGTCTGGAACTCAAGCGAATAGAGACACAACTTCGCCCTTTGGTATCACTGATAGAGTCTTACTTGAGAAGTATGGATTTACAATCGTCAACAGTAGGAAATCAAACCCCCTTATCACTGACACAGATAATACGAGCAATGGATTCATCAACAGAGGGGGACTTATTGTAGACCCTAATGATAAGAAATTATTAGAAGCATTACAGACTTACCACTTTGAAGACGGTACACGCAAGAAATTAGTAAAGTATACAGAACAAAAATACGCCCACATAGACGGGCTAGGAGATTCAATTAGATATGGCATACACCACCTTTTCCCCATTCACCATCATACCATTGGCATATCAGAGTATGTTAACTCTGATCAACGCCTATCCCGTGCAAACAACCCTGGGGCTGATTACATGCCTCATAGCCCTCTCTACCCTGGCGGTCCAACTTGGGAAGAGATTCTAAAGGGTGACCAAGAAGAAGACTTCATGAGTTGGGGCTAGTATAAATAGACTTAAGGAGACAACTTATGGCAGGTAGAGGAAGAGTTTCTATTGAAACACCATTACAACGATTCAACAAGAAATATGTAATTAATGAAGTAACAGATTGCTGGGAGTGGACACACTCAGTTAACAACATCGGATATGGAATGTTTCGTTTCAGTTCTAGCGGAATGCGTACAGCGCACAGAGTAAGTTACGAATTGTTTAATGGCCCCATACCGAAAGGTTTAGCAGTATGTCATAGTTGTGACAATCCAAAATGTGTTAATCCAGAACATTTATGGGCTGGCACATTGAAAGACAATGCACAAGATATGGTTGCTAAAGGCAGACATTCTAAGGCTATGTTAGGGTACAAACACAAGTTGGGAACATGCGAACATTGTGGCATTGTTAAACCAGTAAACACATTAGCAAGAAACCACAATGATAAGTGTAAACATAAGCCGTGAAGTATAAATACACTAAGCGCAATGTGTTCTACACTCATATATGAGAGACAATAATCTATGAATAATTCAGATTTACTGAAGAAAAATCCTGTTTATAATGTAATTTACGAGCAAATGCTTGCCTACCAGTTAGCATATCTCGGTGGTTACAGTTTCAAACAGTATGTGCGTAAGAAACGCCCAAGTGAAGATAGCAATCTATGGATTGACTTAATTAATAACACAATTGCACAGCCTATTTGCCGTTATATTGTAGATACCATCAACGATGTACTGTTTGACCCAGGTGTAAAGCGCAATCTACAGTTCTGTACACCCGCTGGTTCGTTCATCAACCCTAAAAATGCTGAGTGGGCAGACTTATTCCTGCTTGACGCTGACTTAAACAACAGTAGTTTGACAGCATTTATGGAACAAGTGGGTGACTTAACAAGCATTTACGGACATTGCTGGATTGCAGTTGACATGCCACAAGCAGGTGACGGTACATTGGGTCGCCCCTATACTGTTGCTATTCAGCCCCTCAATGTTTGGGACTGGGAGTTTGACTATTACGGTGGCAGACCTATTCTTAAGCATGTTAAGATACTTGAGATGGAAGATGAGAATTGCTATTACATCAAATGCTATCACTTAGGTGATTCAACTAATCCTTCGTATTACAAATCATACAAAGTTGAGAAAAATGCAAACACTATTCAATTGAATGCACCAGCAGAACTTATTGGTGAGGGTGTGTTCCCACTAGGAATGTCTATCCCAGTATTCATTGCATACGGTCGTCGTGACCCTCGTCGTATTGACTTAGGCGTATCAGACATTGACAGCGCAACAGATGCACAACGAGAACATTATAAACTAGAATGCGAGGCCTATTCAGCGGTACAATTCGCACACACAATCATTCGTGCAGAACCAGGCGTCAAAGTCCCAGTACACTCTGGTGCAATCGTTC